ATTGCTCCCTTTTTTATTTTAAACTTGATTTTTCATAAATATTTTTGCTATAATGAAATGTAAAAAATTCTTTAATTATTTTTTATTTTTTGTAGTTATTATCCCTATCCACCATGTAAGGTTAAATAAGTACAAGTATTATTTAAAAATAATCTTGAAATTTTCTGTATCAGGTATAGGGTATATTTCTTTAATTATACTATGCCAAAAAATTCTTTTATTTACATTATTTAGCTTTTTATAAATTTCTTTATAATCACTATTTAAAATATTGTCTATTTGTGAAAAATCTTTCTTTTTTGCTATTTTTACATCTTTAAACTTTGATAATTCTTCTTGTAGTTTTGAATATTGTTTTTTATAATCTTCAATTTCAATTAATTCATTTACATATAAATCTTGCAATCTTTTAATTTTGTTTTGAATTATCTTTTTTTGTTCCAAATCTGGAACTATTTTTTTATTTTCTTTTAGTTGATAATCTACTTTATATCTTTTTAATTTTTGAAAAAGTGTGTCCAGTAAATACTTTTCAAGTTTTTGTTCATTAACCATTTTACAATAATCACAGCTTTTTTGCATCATTTTATTCATACAACGATAATAGAAATAATAAACTTCTTCTCCGCTTTTTCTTGTAAAGCCTAACGTTTTGTTTGATGCCATAATTTTTTTACATTTAGGGCAATGAACAAGACCAGAAAAAATATAGTTATATTCAAAGTTATTATTTGTTTTTTTGCCATATCTTAAATGTCCTTGTTTCAATAACTCTTGGACTTCTTCAAATAATTCTGTTGAAATAATTGGCTCACAATAATTGGAATTATCACGATATTTGCCTATATAAATTTCATTTCTTATCATAGTATCTAAAACCTTATAAGTTATACCATTTTGAAATTTATTTCTTGCATCAACCACTGTTGAACGTTTGCTCCTAATTTGTGAATATCTTTGAAAAATATATCTAACTACTTCCGCTTTATCTTCGTCAATAATAAGATGTTTATCTTTGATTTTGTAACCATAAGGCACACTGCCCGAAATGACTTCGCCTTTTTTGACTTTATTATCAAATACAAACTTAATTCTTTCGCTTGTTCTGTCTGCCTCGTCTTGTGCCATAGACAAACGAATATTAACATAAAAACGACCGTTTGCGGTTGTTGTATCATAATTTTCTAATGTAGCTTTCCAACCGACTTTAAACTGATCCAGAATTTCTTGGGTTTTGTAATAATCGCCAATATTTCTAAAATACCTATCTAATTTTATAAAAAGTATTATATCAATTTTTTTAGCTTTAACATCTTCTAACATTCTCATAAATTCTTTACGATTTTTATATGATTTTCTAGCTGAAACTCCTTCATCTGCATAAATGTCAACTATTGCATAGTTATTTTCTTTTGCATATTTGATTAAGTTGTCTTTTTGAGCTTGTAAAGAATATCCTTCTCTAGCTTGTTCGTCAGTTGATACTCTTATATATAGTGCAGCTCTTTTTATATTATCCATTAAAATCTCCGTTTCTTTATAGCTTATTTTGCAAAAATTTTGCCTTTTTCTGTTACAAAATTGCCGTCTTTATATATAAAATACTCTACCTCTTTTTTTATTGAAAAATCTTTATTTAATTCAACTTCAACTATTAAAGAAGATGTATTGATGTAATAATTTTTATTATTATCTAAAATTAAAATAATATATTTTATTTCTTTATCATTTAATAACTTTTCAAAATAATTCAAAAAATCTTTATGAGAAAATTTTGAAAATAACATTTTAGTAGTTGAAATAATGGCGAAATTATTTCTCTTTTGTGTTTGTTTTGATAGTATAGTTTCAACATTATTATCTTCATTAATGGTAGATTTTTCATTATTTGTTTTTGTAGTTGTTTGTTTATTTGTTTCTTGATTTTTATTGTTTGTTTCTTGCTTTGTTGTTCTTTGTTGTTGAGATATTTTTTTGTTTTCTTGTGTTTCGCTGTAATAAAAATACAATTTTGCTCCAGCAAGAACTAAACAAAATATTGAAATGTATAACAATCCGTTTTTGTTTCTTTTTATACAATCAAAACTTCTAATTTTATATTTTTTAATATATATAACAATTAATATAACTGCTATAACAAAAAATATTATTGAATTGTATAAATGATCTATAACTTTTTCGTTCATTTTAAATCCTCCTAAAAATTTATTTATATTAATATTCAAAAATATTTGTTTCTATACCTAATTTTTCTTGAAATTTTGATATGCTTTTTTCATAAGATATATCCTCTATACATTCCATACCTTTTAAATCAATAAAAGAATGTTTCAAAGTCAATTCAGCCATTTGTTTGCTAACTTTAAATAAATTAGAAATACAATCAGAATTTTTTGGCAAATATCTTGTAATCTGAGCTGGACACAAAATAAGTCTTGCGAACATATTAGCTTCTTGCTCTACATCTGTATCTAAGCCACTATTAGCAATTAAATTGTATCCGTCTAAATTATGATGTCCTAGTATTATATGACCTATTTCATGGGCGATAGTAAACCTTTGACGACTTTCTATCATATCTTGATTTAAAAAAATAATATATTTATTGTTATTTTCAACAACAAAGCCATCAGTTGATATTTGTAAAAATTCTTTATTATCTTTTTTATTATAATATTTTATTTTCCAGCCATATATTTTACATAGTGAAAACAAATCTATTGGATATTGAAATAGTTTATTTTCACTTATAAAATTTGATGTTATATTATAAACTTTTTCTTTATTCATATACAAATTATCCTTTTACTATTTTTCTGGATTGTCGTCTGGTTCTTCAATCATAACGGCAATCATCTTCATAATAGTATCTTTATCTTTTTCATTTAACTTTTCAAAGTTTCTTGCCAATATTTTTAATTGTGGAGTTGACTGTTCGTTATTATTATTATTATTTTCTATATCTACATCGTAACCTAATAACCAAACTGGGTTAATATTTAAAACTTTTGCTATCAAATCTAATTTATCTTGTTTGGGTTCAGATGAACCTCTATACCATTCGCTTATTGTACTTTGCGAAATATTAGTTAATCTAGCTAGTTCCGATTGAGATATATTTTTTTTATTAAGAATTGAAACAAATCTATTTTTAAAATTGGCTATTTTCATAGAATGACCCCCTTTTTTAACAATATAATAGCACATATTTTTTGCAAAATCAACCGATTTTTTAATAAAATTATAAAAAAAATTAAAAAAATAACCGAAAAACCGTTGACAAATAAAAAACGATGGTTTATAATATAAATGTAATAACGAAAAATCGTTAGTAAATAGGAAGGGGGTGTTTTTTAATGTATAATTACAATAAGTTAAGAGGTAAGATAAAAGAACATTGTGGAAATTTAGCAGAATACGCAAAAGAGCTTAATATTTCAACAACAACATTAACTACAAGATTAAACGGAGATACTTTCTTTAATCAAAAAGAAATAGAAAAATCTGTAAAAATTTTAAAATTAAATGATAATGAAATAAAAGAAATTTTTTTTACAGAAAACTAACGAAAAATCGTTAGAACAGAGAAAGGAGATAATATGCAAGAATTAAAAATTTTTCAAAATGAACAATTTGGCAGAGTTAGAACTTTGGAGATTGAAAACGAGCCATACTTTGTAGGAAAAGATGTAGCTGAAATATTAGGTTACACAAATACAAGAAAAGCACTTATAGATCACGTTGATGAAGAAGATAAAACGAGTAACGAAACGTTACGTGTCAACGGAACTAATTTAACACTAATTAACGAAAGTGGGTTATACAGTTTAATTTTAAAATCTAAACTACCACAAGCAAAACAATTCAAACGTTGGGTAACTAATGAAGTTTTACCAAGTATCAGAAAACACGGACTATATGCAACAGACGAATTACTAGACAATCCAGATTTCTTAATAGAAGCAATAACCAAACTAAAAGAAGAAAGAGAAAAGAATTTAAAGTTACAAGCTATAAATTCAAAGTTAGAAGTTGAAAACGAAATAATGCAACCAAAAGCTGAGTATTTTGATGAGTTAGTCAGTAGAAATTTACTAACTAATTTTAGAGATACAGCTAAAATGTTACAAGTTAAAGAAAATGTATTTATCAAATTTTTACTTAATAAAAAATACATTTACAGAGACAAAAAAGGCAAATTAGTTCCTTATGCTTATAAAAATACTGGACTATTTGAAGTTAAAGAAACTTTAAATCATAAAACAGAATGGAAAGGTACTCAAACATTGATAACACCATTAGGCAGAGAGCATTTTAGAGTTCTTGTAGCTGGATTAAAAAGTGAGTAATTTTATGAACGACTTAAACGACGAAAAAATAATAAAGACTTTATATGAATTATTTGCTGACCAAAGCGATTTACAAATTCAAATAAAGTCTATAAAAGAGATTCACTCAAGCGAATTGAGCGAATGTAAAAACTAATAATTAAAGTATATTAAAAATTAAGGAGATTGTCAATGAATAAATTTATAAAATACTGCCCGAATGTATGGGTTGCAGAATGCGAAGAAGAATATGAAAAAGGAGATCTAATTTTTCTTGAAACAAAATACGGAAAACAAGTTGAGTGCGAAGTTTACAACTTTTTAGGTTACAGCAAAAACAAAAAAAGAGTTTATAGCATTGTTAGAACTGAAGAACAAAGCTATGCAGAACGTAAAGCTGAAAAATACAATAATAGTGCTTTTAAAAATATGCAAAAAAGCAACGAAAAATGGGAGCAATCACAAGAAGGCAAAGACTTTTTAAGTTTAGCTGAACCTATAAAAATAGGACACAGCAGCGAAAAAAGACATAGAGCATTAATCGAACGTAATATGAGCAGAATGGCAAAAGCAGTTGAATTTGAAAACAAAGCAAAAGAACAAATTGCAAAAGCTGAATATTGGGAAAACAAAGCTAATCAAATCACGTTAGCAATGCCAGAAAGTTTAGACTATTTTAAATTTAAACTAGAACAAGCAGAACAACATCACAAAGATTTAAAAGATAATCCAGAAAAAAGACAACACAGTTACGATTTAACTTATGCTAAAAAAACTGTAAATGAATTAAAGAAAAAAGTTGAAATTGCAATGAAATTATGGGGAGATGTTGAAAATGAGTAAAAAAATAATGAATTTACAAAGTTATGTAAAAATAGAACGTACAAAGTTTATAAATGATATGCAATATATATGCAGAGGTCAAGAACTTTTTTTCAACATAAATGAATATAATTGCAAAATATACAGAAATCAAGCATTAGGATTTTTAACTGGATATGTGATTTTGGACGATTTAAAAGAGCTTTACGACAGTACAGCTGAACTTTTACAAGTTCACGGCGGAATTACTTTTAATCAACTTCAAAATATAAACGGAGAAGAAAAACTTGTAATTGGCTTTGATTGCTGCCATTGTGGAGACTTTGTTCCACTGCTACCAGTACAAGAAGCAACGGCAAAGTATAAGAATTTAAAATTTGTTAGAAATGAATTAAAAAGCTTATGTGAACAATTAAGAAAGGTAGGTATTCATTAATGAAAATTGCAACTTATGATAACTTAAATAACTATACAGCAAAACACAACAGCTATGTTGATTATTCACGTCAAAACGAAATGAAAACAGAAAAGACAACTACTTATATAGCTAAGTATGAAAAAAGCGAAAATAAAGCATTACAAAGCGAAATAGAAGAACTAAAATTCAGAAACAAAATTCTAACAATAGCACTAATTGGAATTACTTTTATGTCTTTGTTGGTGTAAGACTATGAACAAAATAGAAAACTTTTCAAATAATATGGATAACTTTGTTTTGACAGCTAGAAAAGTTAAAGAGCAATGTTTGACTATGAAAAATACAAGAATAAACAAAGCAGAATTTAAAAGACAAAAACGTATTTTAAAACAACTTTTAGAAATCATTGAAAAGGAGATTTAATTTGAATGAATTGTGGAAAAACCACAAAAACGGAGCAATAGAACAAAATGGATTTGTTAATTTAGCTCTAATACAACAGACTAGAAAAACAATAAATAACAAATTATTTGAAATTGAGAGCCATTGGAAGTAAAAAAATTAAAAGGAGATGTAATAATGCAAGAAATGATTTTAAAAACATTAGTTTTACAAAATTTTAAAGGAATTGAAAATTTAACAATAGACTTTAAAAATGAAACGATAATTGAAGGAAAAAATGGATCAGGTAAAACAACAATATTCGATGCTTATAGCTGGCTTTTATGGGACAAAGACAGCAACAGTAGAAAAGACTTTGACATTAAGCCTTTTGCTGAAAACGGCGAAACAAAACACGGACTAGAAAGCACAGTTACAGGACATTTTGAACTTGACGGACAACCTTTGAAATTGTCTAAAACTTATAAAGAAATCTGGACAAAAAAACGTGGAAATGTTGATGCAGTTTTTAGCGGAAATACAACAGACTACTTTATAAATGATGTACCAGTTAAAAAGTCAGAATACAATCAAAGAATTGAAACTTTTATAAATGAAAAAGAATTCAATTTGCTTTGTAATCCGTTATATTTTAGCGAGATTTTAGACAAAAAAGAAAGACGAACAGTTTTATTAAGTTTAATAAAAGACGTTGACAATAGCGAAATATTTAGCATTAACAAAGATTTAAAAGAGCTAGACTTAGAAAACTACACGATAGAAGAAATAAAAGCAATGGCAAAAGCAAGTGCTAAAAAAACTAACGAAGAATTAAACAGTTTGCCGATTAGAATTGACGAGCTAGAAAAATCAAAAAATACTTTTGATTTTACAGAACTAGAAAAAGAAAAAACAGAACTTGAAAAGCAAATTGCAAATATTGACAAAGTAATTGCAAAAAGTTCAGAAAGTACAAATGTTATAGTTCAAAAAAACAACATCATACAAAATAAACTTGACGAAATGCAAAAAATCAAGCTAAAAATTGACGAAATTAACGAAGATAGACAACTACAAGCTACAAGAGAATACAATCAAAAATATAGCGATTTTTTAGCAAATAAAGACAAATTAAAACGAACTATAATAGACAAACAAACTAGTTTAATCAAAATTGAAGATTTAATAAAAACTACTGAAGCGAATATAGACAATGGAAACAGTCTTTTAAAAAAACTTAGAGAAAAATGGACTTCTGAAAATCAAAAGCAATTTGACGGTAGCTTAATTTGTCCAACTTGTAAAAGAGAATTTGAAGAAGACAAAAAAGACGAAATTTTAGCGGATTTTAACAAACACAAAGCAGAAACACTAACAGAAATGCAAAATCAAGCAAATAATTATAAAAAAGACTTATCAGATTTTGAAGAAAGCTTGTTAGATTTAAAATTAGATAGAGAAAAGCTTGTAGAAGAAATTGGAACATTACAAAATCAATTCGATAATTTTAGAGAATTTACAGAAGAAAAACCAGTAATTGAAAAAGAAGATTATCCGATTGAATATTACACACTACAAAAAGAAATCGAAATAATAAAGCAAGACTTACAAGCTATTTCAAACAATGACAACACAGCTATTTTACAACAAAAACAACATTTACAAAATAGCTTAAATGAAATCATTTCAAAACTAGCTTTAAAAGATAATAACAAATTTATTGACGAAAAAATCAAAAATTATCTTGCACAAGAAAAAGAACTTGCAAAGATTTTTGAAGAACAACAAAGAAAAATCTTTTTAGCTGACGAATATACAAGAATTTACACAAGTTTAGTACAAGATAAAATTAATGACTTATTCAAGACAGTTAATTTTAGATTATTTGAAACACAAGTAAACGGCGAAATTAAAGAAACTTGCGAAGTTACAGTAAACGGAGTACCTTATCCTTCCGTAAACAATGCAGGCAAAATCAATGCTGGACTTGATGTTATAAATTCATTAAGTGAACATTTTGAAAAAAGAGTACCAATTTTTGTAGATAATGCAG